CCTAATGGGAATAACATAACAGATTTGATACCACCTTTTCCATTGGTACAAGTTCTGTCATTATATCCTGTGGTCATATTACAAGCCATTGTTCTTTGTTTTTTTAATGTTTATAAAATGGGAGCAGTTACCCACTCCCTTGTTAATTTTAGTTAGGTGAAGATGTTCCATTCCACACTCCGATTTGATTCAAGAATGGTACCTGAACACCAGCTCTGAACTTTGAACGTAAATAGATTACATCATCATCTTGAGAATACCATAAATCAAAGTTTTCAAAGTCAGATGCTAAGTCAGTTCCAAATACAAATTGAGATGCACGACCTGTGTAGATGTTATCAAGACCATTCAATCCGTTAACTTTAACAATTCTCATGTTTGTTCCTGGAAGGATCAACTCATTCAAGTCACCAATGTTAGCTGGATTGTAATGGAATAAGTTATCATCAACCAAGTTCTTAGTCAAGAAATTAAAGTTCTCACGACCTGTGAAACAGATGAAATCATTAGCCTCAGCAACATTTGCTGGAGTATTAATAAAACACTCATAGAACACATCGAATGCATTAGATGCAGAGATTGATGCAGTTGAAGATGTGTTCAAATCAACACATCCATTGGCAACTGTCAAGAATTGACGGAACCCATTCATGAATGCTAAGTTACCTGTACCGGTTGCTTTGTTACCTTTCCAGATTAATTTATCCAATTCAAATGAATGTAACTGCAATAAGTAGTTGATGATTTGTTGCTCAAATGGAAGAGTCTTATCTTCAGCCATTGCACCTGGACGTAAACCTAACTGAGTCCAAAAACCATCAAGGTCTTTTTGACAGAAAGATTTCATATAACCAAGAGTTTCAACTGCAATTGCACGATCAGTGAATATTGTATCTCCAGATGGAGTCATAGTACAATCTCCAGCTTGATATACAACTGAGTCATCCATCAACTTCAATTCTTGAGATCCTTTAATCCCTTGTTGAATTGTTAAATATTGTAATGTTCTCGCTTCAGTTACTGAACGAACAATTAAATCTTCTCTTTGCTCATCAACATATGCTGCAAGGCCAGAGACATCCCAATTAAATTTGGTGCTTAAATACTTTTTTAATGACATTTTATTTATACTTTAGAATTTTTCAAAAATAGTTGTCTGGCTGTCAGGTTGCCAACCTTGCTGAACTTCTCAGCTTCTTTTGTTGCATTGGATGGTTGTGCTTTGAAAGCCTCGAATTCACTTTTCAAAGAGCTCAACTCATTTAGCAAGTTTGTATTATTTTCAGCAATAGCTTTGGTCATTTCTCCTAAGCCTTCGACAGCTTTTGAGAATGCCTCAAGTTTTGCATTTACAATTGATTCAACTTCCTCAGCACTCATTGATTGAGCAACTGGCATTGTAGTGTCCTCATTTATCTTAGCTATAACAGCTGTTGCTACATCATAAGCAACACCCATCTCAAGTCCTAATTTCTCAGCTATTACCTCAGTTACATCTTCCAATACTTGTGGCAACATTTCAGATGAGATTGCTTCAAAGTCAGAACTTGTCTCCTCAACGGCAACATCTCCAGCTCCTTCATTCTCTCTCTCATCAATGATCTCTGTGATTACTCCTTCAGCGTTAACCACTATTGATACACCAGCAAGTTCACCAGATAAAGCATGGGTGCCCTCTGGAGCTGGAATTCTTTCACCATCAGCTACAACAAATACTGGCATTCCAACCTCAAGAGCATCATATTCAACTATGGTTGTTCCATCAGCAAGTGTTGCCTGTTCAAATGTATCAACTGATTTAGAGAATTGTGCTTTCATTTCAGCAATCAATTCCTTAATAGTTTGTAATTCTTTGTTCATGTTTATTATAATTTATTGTTCGAAAATCCCTAACTCTTTCAGCTTTGCCTCTGTCCATCTCTTAGCTGCAAGCCCACCCCATAACAAATATGAGATAGTTCCACAAGCTGATTCATCATCTGCATTATAATACTCCTCAGCTCTTGACAGATATGAATACATTCTTTTGATCACAGCAACTGAGACAGTCTGTCTGTTAGCCAAAGTTGTTGCTCTTAATCTGCCAACCCTTGTGGCACATTTATTTCCATACTTCTGATTGAGCTCAATTCCTTTCTTAGCATTGTTGCTCACAGCTTCTGGATAATCATTGTAAAAAGTGATGTATTCCTGAACCTTTTTAAGCTCTTGATATATGGTTGAGAATTCATGCTCCCATCCTTTGCCAGTCTCAAGCAATTGGAATACTCCCTCAATTGAAAATCCTGTGAACATTCCAGCCTTAGCTGCATCATATACATCCTTATTAGTCACCTTGTAGCTTACAATCCAAGAGCCATCATTCTCATCCTTGAATCTTTCTGGAGCTGTGAATCCTTTTGACTCATCAATGATGTAGCTCATGATCATATAGATACCATCAACTACTCTTTTGCTGTCATGCTCAAGATTTACATTGTTAAAGTTCTCTCTCCTTGCATAATCAAAGACAATATCCTTGATTGCAGATGGTGAAAAGTTCACATAATACTCCTCACCAGTCTGAGGATCTCTTCTAAATATGGGAGTATTTGCAGATATAGCAACTCCAGTGATGACTTGCTCCTCATCATTAAACTGATAAGCAATCTTTTTAGAGAATGTTTCAAAGGATTTCTCATGTGCTGGATTTGCAACTAATGAATTGAATGATACAGTTGTTTCTGGATCCTCCAGATCAATGATAATATCATACAATGGTAGCTCTCTAATCATATAATAATATGTAATTTTGTTCGAAATGAAATTTGTTTATCCATATCATAGTAAGGCTGAGTCTGACTTTGAAATAAACCAATCAATCAGATTGTTGAGATTAGTATATCCAGATGCTGAGATATGGACAGTTGGCAAAGCTGTGGATGGCATCAATAATCTTCCTTGCACTCAACACAATAACATCAGAGGATGTGATGTGACAAATAGAATCTTGACATTTGCAAAAAAGATTGGAGGAGATTTCATTTATATGAATAAGGATTTCTTTATCACCGAATCTTGGCAACCTCATGTGGCCATTAAGATGGGATCTATTATTGTTAACCCAGAGCATCCACCCCATACTCAGATTGCTCAAACCAATACTCTTGAATTCTTAAAACATAATAAATTCACAGCTTATAATTTTGAGACACATACTCCTGTGATGATGAATAGCCAGAAACTGATTGATCTATTTGACAACATCAACTGGAAAGATGACAACCATTTTATCAAGTCAATCTATTGCAATGTATACCAGGTCCCATCAAAGGATGGATTCAATTGCAAGGTATCTGTACCATCCATTGATAAAGCAAAAGAGTTTATTGCACTTCAGGGATGTTTCTCAACTGGTGATGGATTCTGGAATCAATCCAGATGTAATTGGATTAAAACGTACTTTTAGACTCTTGTAGTTGAACTTTATTTTGTGTGCTACTTATATCAGATTCCAACACAACAACTTGAGTTGTAGTTTGACCTTGCTGTTGACCTTGTGTCATCTGAGTTAAATCTGTTGTCTGAGCATTTGTGTTGGCAGTAAATTCACTTGATCCAGCTCCAGCCGTTCCTCCTCCTAATTGTGGAGCAGATGGTGCAGTCCCAGCCTTGTATTGTTGATTGGCAACAACTGCTGCCTGTGCTATTCCAAGACCAGCTGTAAATGCTGACCATGGTAAACCGAAAGTTAAAGGAGATGCAGAGACTGCCTTCATAACACCACTGGCTGTGTCCATTGCTATCTGTCCAATCTTGATGGCTTTATCTCTATTGAACTGAGCTTTCTTAATTTTCTCCTCTTCTTGATAAGCCTTTAACTCAATCTGATATTTCTGATATGCAAAGTTTTTCTCAATCTCTTCCTTCTGATCAGCCGTCAATCCTTGTTGATTTAACTGCTGTTTTAAATTCTCATCAAGATTAGCAAGATCAGCCTCCCTATTGGATGCAATTTCATCCAATCTGTTTTGGTCATTTGCATTAAGTATCTCATTGAGTTTCTTAACCTCATCAAAATATTTTTGAGCAGTTTCTAATGCTTTTTGAATATTAGCAATTGTTTCTTTTCTTGCCTTTAATCCTTCCTCCTTAGCAATGTCATCATACTTTTTATCAATCTCAGCTTTCTTTTTTCTATACTCTTCCTGAGCTTTCAATCCAGCATCATAGAACTCCTCCTCATCAATAGCATCAGCTTTGAATGCTGCCAAGTTTAATGCCTCTTGTTTTTTATACCATTCCTCAAGATCAAGTAATTCATTATCTCTATCTGAGTTTGTGAATCTAATGATCTGCTCTCTCAATGCTTTTTTCTTAGCCTCTTGCTCTGCAATCTTGTCAAGCTCCATTTGATTGTACCGATTGATGATTGCCATCCTGTCAAGATTCTCTTGAACTCTTAACTGATATAATAGATTTGCATTGTTATGAGCTTGATCATATTTCTTATCATAATCAATTGCCAATAGCAAGAGCTCCTTATCTTTGCTCTCAGCCATTAAGTCAAGACTCAATTGGTATTGCTCATCCTCTGCCTTGATTCTATCTTCATTAGCTTTCCTTGCCAATTCAGCTAATCTTTTTGCCTCATCTTGTTGAGCCTTTAGTCTTTTATCAGCTGCATCCTTCTGCCTCTTTTGTCTATCTTGAATTGACTTATATTCTCTATCTGCATCTTCATTGTCAATTTTTCTTTCAAGATCTCTTCTTTCCTTAGATACTTTATTGAATGCCTCTTCTGCTGCATCCATCTCTTTATTTGATGCTTTTAAATCTTTTATTTTTTTAAAATAAAAATTTTTTGCAGCTTCCTCTTCTTCCTTTAAAAAATCTAAACGATTCTGAAGCCCTTCTCTGGTTATTTTATTTATTTCCTCCTCTGATGCTCCTCTTCTTTTGGCTGCATTTATTTCTTGTTGAGCCATATCTTCAATTATATCAGTCACACTTTCAATCACCCTTGCTTGACTTTCAATTAGACTATTTGTTTGTTCAATCTGTTTATCTAATTGTTTTTGTTTCTCCTCTGCATCCTCAGTCTCATCACCAAACAACCCCATAGCATCTGCTGCGAATCCTAACAATACTATAAATGCACCAATACCTGTTGCAACTAATGCTGCTCTCAATGCTTTTGTTGCAACTGTTGTTGCTGTTGTTGCTGTTGTTACAACTCCTTGAGCTGTGGCTTGTGCTCCAAGTCCAGCAATGGTACCTGTTCGAATGAAATTACCAACCTTCTCAATAGCATTCCTTAACTGAATTCCAAGGATTGCCTCTTTATTCAAGTTGTTTGCAATAATACTAACTGAGTTAACCAATCCCTGGACAGCTTGCAACTTTACCATTGTCTGAGTTAAAGCCTCCGATTCAACACCTGTCAATGCAACTGCTGATTGTATTCCTTGGAATGCTGCTGCTCCAGTTTCAATTCCTTGCAATGCTGTATCTAAACCAACAAAGTCTGATGACAAAGCAGTTGTCTGAGCTTTAAGATCACCAATCTCATCCTTAAGATTGGCTGCATTGGCAATTGCCTGTGATCCAACTGGACTCTCTCCTCCAGCTTGAGCTGCCAAGTTCTGATATTCCTTCATCAACTTGGTCATCTCTCTCATGGTCAATCCACCAGTCTCAAGTCTTTGATTGAGCTCTGCAAGTTTCTGATCAAACTGCTCCATCCCTTTTGTGGATGCATCTGTTGCTGTCTGAGATGTTTCTTTTAGATCCTTATTTAACCCCTCAACAGCCTTATCAAATGCCTGGATGTCTTGAACACTTTTACCAGTGTCAACCTTCAAAGAAAATACTGCTGTCTTTTCTGCCATCTTAGAATATTATCTCAATAGATCCTTTACTTATAGATATCTCTGTAAATACTACTCCATTTATAGCTGATATAATTGAGCCAGTTACAATTTCAGATCTTGGATTTTGAATATGCAAAGACAATGATCCTTCTCTATTTTTATTATCTGAAAGAGATTCTATTAATACATCTGAATTTACAACAATAGCCTTAAATCTTCCTTCAAAAGATCCAGCTTCATTCATTATAAATGATCCTTTTTTTCTTTCCAATTTTTATAATTTTATTTCTACTTCATAACCTTCTTGCTCATATGCCATCTTTGCATATTTATGAGCTGTTTCCAAAGATTGAACTTCTCCTTCTTCAAGATTAGCTTGATAAGCTCCAATAGGAACATCAGTGTAAAGCATTTTACCTTCCTTAAATGTTTCTGCATTAGCAAATGTTGCTACCTCACCTTCAATAGTAGTTCCTGAATAATCACCTAAGAATCTAATTCTACCATAAACCTCTGGTAACTCAATACCTGTTCCTGAGATTGTAATCTTTTTTTCTTCTGTTGCTTTAATTAAAATTGCCATAATATTTTTTTTTGTAAAGATAATAACTTATGCTACTGCTATTGTTGTGATTGTTCCTGACGTACCTCTATATTTTAATGCTCCACCTTCTACATATAGCTGACCTCCATTTGCAAGTGTTACAGTAGGAGCTGTACCATTATGAATAGTAATAGTATTTGTTGCTGCTGCTGCAAAGTCTGTGCCTGATACTAATGCCCCTAAGGATTTCATTACAACATTTGTGTTCTTATTTACAAAGAAACTCCTTTGTGTATTACCCATATAAACACTAAATGACTCAGTTATAGTTGGTTGTGCTGCGTTTGCTCCAGTACCCGTTCCTCCACCAAGAACAATCATATCAGTCTGAGAATTTGCTCCAGTAACATATTGCCCTATGAAAGTGTTTCTATAACCAGAAAAAGAACCTGAAATAACACTTGAACCTATCGTTGTAACATCAAAATTACTTAATCCAGCTGATGCATTTGAACCTATTGCTATTCCTCTATCTCCACCTGATGCATTTGTTGTTGCATTATACCCTATGGATATAGATGAATTTGAACCACCAGCACTCAATCCAGCCTTTGCTAATTGACCGATAGAAATTGAATTAGCATCAGCATAACTTGTTTGTCCTATGGCAACACCACCACCAGTACTAAAATAAGCTCTTGATTGTGAATTTAAACCAATAGCTATTGCTGTATTATTACTTCCAGATGCTGGAATTGAACTACCATTTCCAATAGCCACACCACCTTGACTACTTAACTTGAAATAGTTTGTTGTTCCTTGTATTGCTCTTATTAATAAATCATCTGCATCAGCAGTTCCACTACCAAACACAACTACATTGTTCCCTTGAGAACTAATTAAATTAGCCGTATCAGCACTATTCCTAACTCTAAATGCTATATCTGTTGACAATGTACCTTGTGCCCTTACGTCAAGTCTAACTGATGTTGAAGGTGTTGCACCTATTCCAAGTCTTTTATTTGTATTGTCCCAAAAGAAAGAAGCATCTTGTTGCAATACTCCTCCAGCTTGAAACAATACTCTTCCATCTGTTCCTGAACCTATTGGAGTTGTACCAACAGTCAATCCAGCAGATACTGAATTCATAATCTGTTGACCAGTTATACTCTTAGATATATAAGTTGATCCAGACAATTGAGATATTTCAATTAAATCTGTTGATGATAAATTTGATCCCTTTGCTGTAAGTTGTGATATTTTAATTCCCATCTTCTAAAATTCTTTCTTGATTATTTTCTGTTGTTCTTTCTTGATTATTTTCTGTTATTCTTTCAAATGCATTTATAATATTAATAGCTTTCTTTGCTGTTGACCAAACTGCATCAAAAAAATATCCATACATGATTATAAAATTAAAGCAACTGATCCACTACTCAATTGAATTCCACTAAAAAAATTACCATTTTTAGGTCTTATCAAACAACCAGGCTTTATTGCAATTGATGGATTAGTAATTAATTGATCTTTGATATCAATACCTTCAATTTTAATAGAGCTAAATATTGTATCCTCCAGTATAAAAATACCATCAAATTTTAATGTTTGTTCTGTTGCATTATTAACAATTAAAGTTCCTTGCTGAGCTGTCAGAATACTATTAGATACTGGCATATTATTTATATTTCAATTAAACGAGTTTGACCATCTTCAGTAAACCTATCCTCAGAATCCTCAACAGATCTGAAATATTGCGAATATGGATCATATGGTGGTTGGATATTTGTTGTTTGTATACCTTCTCCTTGTATTATGCGAATCAGTTCGACAACTGTGCTCATGTTCTTTCCACTCTGATAGTCATTAACTTTCAACAACCTATATACAACACCATCAATGTTGATTAAGTTTCTGAAATCAAGACTATTGATGTCTGATGGTCTTAACATTACTGAGCAAGTTACTTGCTTTCCAAACCTTGAAATCAGTTCCTTGATGAACTTCTCATGATACAAATATAAGTTGTTTGTTGTGTAGTTTGATGTGGCCCAAAAAATATAGTTAGGAACACCAAAGTTGAAATCAAATGTTGGTGAATCCAAACTGTCTAAGTGACCAACATATGGATATGATGTCTCATTGTGCAATACATCAGTCTCATCTCTATGAATCCAGTCTCCAGTTCTTAATCCTCCCAACTGCACAATGAATGGCTTGCCTTTCTTTTTTTCAATGGTCCCATTACCATCCTCATCAAACTTCACCTGGAAGGATCTTGGCACAATCAAATCTGTAAAGTTACCGGCATTATCAAATGGAATCTTGACTAATAACTTTTGACTGAATGGCAATTTAAAATCAGTATCGCTTGTTGCAAATTGACTCTGGCTCTGAATCACAAAGGAACCATATTGTGTCTTGATATCTTCAAAGTATCTTTGATTCCAATAATCATCCTCTTGCTCAAAATTAAAATTATAATTCTTTGAGCTGAAATTTATTGTTGGCTCAACCTTGATCTCTTTACTCCTATCAAGTTTCTCAGTCCAATCTATTGCATCACCACTGGCATTATAGAATCCATTCAATGGCTCTATCTCTAAAATACTTGCATCATCAACAGATGGCTTGACATACAAGTTGAATGCTGTGATGATACCTTTAAAGAATTTATCACAAGTCATATCTGGAAGGAAGATATCAAGATATAAATTTCCTCCAGCTGTGATCTCTTGCTGTTGCCTTAAAAAATTAAGATCAGCTGTATTGGCTAAGATATTCACAGCTACATCTGCATAAGTTAAATTAGTCCTCTGAATGAATGCACTTGTCATTCTGAATCTGATATCAAAATGAACCTCATCATTATAACTCACATTGATCATTCTGCTGTAATCAAATGAGAATGTGATGGATGTTGTTGCTGATGAAATATTTCCATAATACAATACATCATCACTGATCAAGATGTTGTTTCGATATATTAAAAAGATTACCTCATAATCTCCATTGATAGTATATGCTCCAGAACCAGATCCAGTGATGGTAATATCAACATCATGATCACCTTGATATCTACATTTAAACAATCCTTCTGTTGCCAATACCACACTTAAAGGAGATGCCTCCTGTGCTTGACTTAAGTTATCCTGTGTAACAATGGCAGAGTAATGAGCAAGAATTTCATAATCACTTACATTGACAACCCCTGGCTGATTGTAAACTGGATAAAATGTTGCTCCACTTCCACCAAATCCATTGCTCAAGAAATAACCACTCATTGTTGTGCTATTGTCTTGAGTTGTGAACACTGATTCATTATCAGCTTGCTCTGGTGTTATGGTTGGCAAATCTCCTCCAGCATATGCAAGCAAAAGTTTTTTAAATAATTGACTCTCCAAAAAGTTACTGCTCCATGTGATTCCACAATATTCAAATGCTTTCAATAAAACATCATAGCAGAATACCTGTGGAGGAATATGCTCAACTCCAAAGGTGTCCGGTGTAGGACGCGTGAACCCGTAATCAATCAAGCCGTAGTAATAGCCCCTACCCGTCCACCCCTGAGAGTCTTGATTGCTGGAAGGTGATCCATTCAATTGGATGATACCATTCCATGTATCTTGTTGATTAGCATAAGTCAAGACATGATCGTATTCTGAGAAGCCAAGCTCATTGACCTTAATCTTAGCCAACCTTGCAATGTAATCAATTGTGTCACTTACCAATGTAATATCAAAGGACCAAACTCCATCCAATAGTTTACAGCTCATCAACTGAGCAACTCCATTGAACTCAAGCAATCCATTCTGATAGTATTGTGCCTCAGCTTTTATGGATGGATCAAAGTCAATGAAATCAGAATCAGTTCCTTCAATTGCCTGTGTTGCTGATAAAGTGAACACACTTAGCATCAGAGCTGTGTTGCTCCTGGTGCCTGGCAATGTGATGGTCTTGGATTTATTTCCTTTCCTTGCATTCAAATCCTTTATATCATTGATGTTGAATGTCAATGGAAATGGAGCATCCTGGTCAATGTCAACCAGCCTCCCGTTTATAAATAATTCTCCAGCCATCAGTTTAGTTGTGATCTATATGTGAATGTCCTATCAATTGTCACTGTCTCTTGGATGAGACCATCTCTCCTCCTGTTCTTTTTTTGATAACTTGTATTTGTTACTTTTACTGGCTCAAATCCACTACCATAAGGAACCTCAAGATAGACAACTGGTGAATCATACAAAGAGTTGATCAGCCAATGTTGAACATCTTGATTTATCCAGTCTGAATTCAATGTCAATTTTTCAGTCTTAGTTTTAGCAAAGTTAATCATCTGACCAACATTAGTAGTGTATTCATAACTTGTATTATCCCAAACTCCAGGATCTCTTTGATAGCCATAACTTTGAATTGATGACTCTTCAATTGATACAAGGCTGAATGTGAATGAATCAAATACTCCATACTTATTCAACCAATGCAATCTGTAAGTATCATATCTCTTGCAATCCAAATCCATGTATATTACCAATGGTCCAACAAATGAAACACCTTGCACAGATACAGATACAGCATATCTATAGCAAGTATCAAAGTCTATCTGTGTGATAGTTGTATTGTTTATAATAACTTGTGGACCAACATTAATGATATTGAAATCTGTTGATGTTAATGTTATATAACCTGTAGCTATTGTATTGTTAGATATATCTAATAAATCAATATTAAGATCACATATTGCTACCCCACTCTGCTCAAAATATCCAAGATAGAAATTCTCATACATCCCACATAAAGCTCTCTTGCTTTTTGGAAAGTCAGTCAAGAATATTGCATCTTGAGTCATATTAGGATCATATATTGTATAGTCCCAGTTTATCCAGTTTTTATATTCAAGAGCTCCATTGAATGCTTTCAATGTTGTGCTTGTTACACTTGCTTGAATAATTGGTGTTGTGCCATATTTCTCAAACACTATGATAGCATATGTCACCATTGCATCCGTAGCATCAAAGTCAATATTTGTTGTTGGTGGCATATTTATCAACTCACTTTGAACTGCCTCAGATACATCAATCCTTCCCATTGTATTGAATTGCCTGAATACCTCTTGAGTCAATCTCAATGTTGAATCAATATATAACTCAACAACATAAGAGAAATTTGGTTGTGCAGTCTGATCACTACTAAATGTAAACACCAATGGATTTCCAGCTGGTGCAATTAGCTGTGGCTCATCATATAATGTTATTGCCATGTTTCTGTATTTTTATCAAATTTAATCTCAAACATCAATCCTGTTATCTCAGCCAAATCAAGAGCAATCTTATTCAAGACTTCATCTGTGATAACACTATCTGTTATGTTCTTTGGCTTGAGTCCTCTTTGCTTGATGTTTGAACTGACAGCATAAGCATGACTCATGTCAAGTCCTTTCCATTCACTGATAGCTTTTGCCATGTTGTGACTCACTCCAGGATAATTGAATGAGAATCTACTTCCAAAATTATTACTACCAACAGCATTCACTCCCTCATCCACAAACGGATAATAATCATCTGCCTCAAGTCTGAATGACAGCTTTCCATTAGGAACTGGAATGATTGATGCTGCTAATGCTCCAGTATTACTGGCAACTCTCTTTGTGTAATCTCTAAACTCCTTTGCAAGTTGATTAGATATATCAATCAAGAATCTATCATATACACTTGCTGGCTGTTCTGCCTGTTGAGTTGTGATCCCAAAGTCATCAAGAAAATCAAGATCTGCCATTACTTAATATGCGTTTATGTTCTTTTTCATCACACAGTTTAAAGTAATTCACCCAGAATAAAGTTTTCACATAAGGCTGTTGTGTAACTTTGTCCACACTGATTCCCATTTCTTTGGATAATCTATGGATGATAGAGGTCCAATTAAACCATTCTGAATCTTCAAGTCCTGTTCTATCTTCATCATCTCCATCCTCTGTCTGGCCATCTGAATCCCTAAGATAGCGAGCTTCCGTTTCTCTGATAAGTCCAAAAAAAAACTGAAGAAATTTAAAAACTCATCACCAGGGAAATGCTCCTTGAATACTTTATATCTCTTCTCATTAGGATTCAACACTCTTCCTCTGTGATCTTCCTGGTAATATTCCATACCTCTCTCAACATACATGATTGCCAATGCTTGACATGGATCTTGGCTGATATCTTCAATCAGTTTCAAGTCAATGATCTGACCAGTTGACACATGACCAAAGGTTTTCTCAAATCTATATTCTTGACCTTGAATGGTAATATATTCCTTTGGCTCTTGATAGTGATAAGATGTCAACAACTTAAGCATATGAGATGATGCTTCTTGAATGCTATCAACATCTGCTCTCTTGATCTTGCTGATTGACTCACCAGAGAATAAACTTAACAACTGACATTGAAAGATTAAGAATTGTGTAATGTCATCCTTATTGTCTTTCATAGCCTCAGCCATCATCAACCATCTTGTCATCTGTTCTGGTGTGCAGTTTTCTAATGATGTTGGTAAGTTTATCTGTAATTGTTTCATACTCTCAATGCCATATATCTACCACGATTATTATACTCCTTTCTGCTATGCCATGCTAATGCTGTGGATATTACTCCATCATCATGCAATCCAGATGGTGCAGAATAAGTAACTGATCTGGTATTCGGATTGTAAATATAGGAATAATTTTCAAGCTCATCAATCAACCATTGCTCATTGATAATTGTGATAGCTGATTGTTCAAATGCCACAGCCAAGTCCTCAATGATGATTGGCTTTGTCTTTGAGCTTGTAACAAATGGATGGATCATATTTCTGCACCTGGACTGGAGCATCTCATAAAAGACATCACCTTGATTATTGACCTCAACCAATGTGGTTGCATTGTATTGCTTTATCAACTCAGCTACCTTCTCAATGATCTTGCTCCACTCATCATGCCTCCATCTGTGAGCAGTGACCATCTGACCATCCTGGTTGATGATAGTTAACACAGTGTAGTCATCAGCTCTTCCAATGTCAAGACCTCCATACATCTTTGCAGTCTTGGCTCCTGTGCCAATGCATTGATTGATGTTCCTGAATATACCAGATGCATTATCAATGAACTCAGCTAAATATTCCTGTCTGAATACAAAGTCTGGCAATGATCTCTTTCTCTCATCCAACTCTCTTGGATCAATCATTGGATTATCATAGGATGTGAAATGAAAGTAAGCATATCTATCATCATAGTTTGGTTGCATACACAGTCTATGGAAATGATTCTTACCTTTTGGTGTTGATATGAATATGATCTTCTTTCCTTTGACCAGGACTGTTGCACTCAAGACCTCATCCCAAAGCTCTGGTCTTGTGAAGGCCATCTCATCCACAACCATATAGTCAAAGGTATTGCCTCGGATGTTATCTGGTCTCTCACCGGAAAAGAATTCAATGGTTGATCCAAAGCCAGTTATCATCAGATCAGATCTGTTGAATGAGAATAATCCACTTGCTGATGTGGCTCTCTCCATCTCAGAGAATACTTTCTTGCCTTGCTTATAAACTGGAGTAACCCAGGCAATCTTGCATCCTTTATCATTGATGGCCCACCAAAGCAATTGGTTGATTCCAAGCATGGTCTTGCCAAACTGCCTCCCAATGTT